CTCGCCTGCTCGGCGGCGCGCTGCTCAAGGACCTCTTCCCAGTCTTTCCCCTGGTCACCGCACTCGTCTTGGAGCGTCGAGATGCCAATTGCCATGCGTAGCTGGGCGGCCTGCGCCTCGCGCACAGGGTCCAGCCAACCAGCACCGTCGAAAATCCAGTTGCACCGCGTCCAAGCACGTTTACGAGCGTAGAAGTTCGGGGCGTCGATATAGCCCCTACCAACGGCTTCCTCGATGATCATTCCATAGATAACGTTGAGAAGGTGCGACTTGAGCCACTGGCGGGCAGTCGAAACCGTCTTCCAAGCGGTGTTGAACGCCATCTTCAAAGACACGTACGATCCGCCGTCAAAGTCGCGCAGCACGAAATTCTTAGGGAGTTCGAAGCCGCCGGCTGAAATGTGCCGGGCCACGGAATCCATGAATGCCGGGAACGCGGTGTTTGGACGCGCAGGGTTATGGCTGGCAAATTTGTCACCAGGGAACAGCGGCAGGATAGCGCCCATCTGCATTTTGAGCTGATAATCGGCGCGGTTTTGGAGAAGTGCGCTGGCGTCACCACCGAACATGTCGAGCAACGTCGGCATGTCCATGCTTGATTCCGTGAAGGCAGCAACGATGGCGTTCGCTAAGGCGGCCTGAAGCTCGGCGCTCTCGTAGTCCGAGGCAACCTTAAACTTCGGCGTCGCCGCAGACAGCAGGGAAACCCCTCGATGCTGATCAGCTCGCTCACGCTCGAAAGCCAGGATGAAGCGCGGTCGCCCATATTCGTCGACGGCAGGGATATCCTCCCATTCGTATAGCGCAGGGGTGAAGCCAAAAATGGCGTCAGCCTCGTGTGCCTTCCGCACTTGGTATCCAATAGCGCCGCCAAATTCATCAAGCATTACGCCCGAACGGACGTCTACTGTGTCAGGCATGCCCTTCCGATTGCAGATACGATCGGGATCGACGACCTGGAACGCAGTGCCAAATGCCGCTCCTGGACGGTCGGGCAGGTAATGCGGCAACAGGGCAAATTCGCCCTGCACCAAGCGCGTGCGGAACAGCAGGCGCATCATGTCGTGGAGGGTGCCGTGCCCCGACGCGTCGATATGCTTTGAATCGAGGTGTTCATGGACAAGGTTTTTGACGACAGACGCCCACTCGTCGGCTTCTTCTTTCGAGATTCCGAGGGCTCTCCAGTCGGGCATAGGTTGGCACGTGACCCCCGTGCCGATAGCCATGTCGAGCCAGATGCCGATGCCGGACCTGGCAATAGGCTCGTTGCGGACCATGTCCCGCGAGCGGGCGTCGATGTCGTCCTTCTCGGGCAGCAGATCGCTGTCGGCCGAGCCGCGCGGCGGACGGAAACCCTTAACCGAGGGGTGTTCGTGCGACGCAGCGCGGTATGCGGTATCTTGCGCAGAGACCGTAATCCGACGCATTGGCATACCGTTTTCCCCCAAATTTACAGGGTTCGCATCTGGGACAGTGGAGATCGAAACGCCCATCCTGTCACCTCACGAAATGTACATCGGACGGCGGCGACCGATGCCCGTCAGGCGGGCGAGTTCAGCCTCGAGCTGGGCGATGTGGCGTTCCAAGGCAGGAAGGCTGGCGGCCGACCACTGCTGAGTGTTCGTGCCTTCGGCCGAATACGACAGCGTGACCAGCTGTTTCCCCATGGCAAGCTGGTGTTTCGCGAGCTTCGCCTCGGCAATCTGGGCCTGCAGCGTCAGAATGGCCTCTGATGACATCAATAGTCTCCCGCCGTCGCCGGCAATTTCGGCAGCGGGACGATCCGCCTTGGCGTGTCGCTGCCTGTAATCGTGACACGACTATTCGTCGGCGGCTGTGCGTGAGACCCGGCGGAAACAACGATCGATGGCGCTTTGGACTTAGGAGGGATGACGCCGACTGTGG